CTAACTCGTGATTATTCTGGATTGATGAAAGCAATAAACAAAAAGAAAGAAACCTTTAGACCATAATAAATGAATAGAGACGCATACACAAACGCTGTAAAAGCAATAAATAATGATGACGATAGATATGTTGGAATTGGATTTCCACTTGGATTTAATGTTGACGGAAGAATGTTCAATCAGACAAAGACTGTATTGGAACAAGCAAAATCCAATCTACGAAATCTACTACTCACTACCAAAGGTGAACGAAAAATGCAACCTGAATTTGGTTGTAATCTCATTGATGTTTTGTTTGACCAAAATATAACTGAAATATCAGATAGAGTAGATGGGATTATTAGAGAAGCGGTTAGTGAACAATTATCTTACATTATAATAAACAATATATTTGTAGGTAGTGCAGTTGATGATTCAAATCAATTGAATATTCAAATAGAATTTTCAGTATCATTACAACCTGATACATTTGACTCATTATTATTACAATTTAATATGGGCGCCCAGTATTAGGAATCGGAGAGCATAAATGGCAAAAGAAATAGATTACGGAACAAGTAAAAAAATAGTTAGTAAAGAAGTTAGTTATCTTGGTAGAGATTTTTCTGATATAAGACAAAATCTTATTGAGTTTGCTAAAACTTACTTTCCTAATTCATATAATGATTTTAATGAAGCATCACCAGGTATGATGTTTATTGAAATGGCAGCGTATGTTGGAGATGTATTGAACTATTATGTAGATAATCAGTTCAGAGAAACAATGTTACAACACGCAGAAGAAAAAAAGAACATATTGTCTATCGCTCAGTCATATGGATATAAACCAAAATTAGCAACACCTTCAACCGTAGAATTAACCATTGAAGTTGATGTTCCTGCAACCACAACTGGCACAGGAGCTTCCGCAGTTTCAAAACCAGATTTGACTTTTGCAGGTGTCTTAGAAGCAAATAGTAGTGTATTAGCAGGAAACGGAGTAGAATTTAATTTATTAGACGCAGTAAACTTTAAAGTGTCGAGTTCATTAGACCCAATGGAGGTAGAAACTTTACAACCAGCTGCTGCCGGTCCACCTACTAATTTTAGATTAAGAAAAAGAGTATTAGCACAATCTGGTAAAAGAGCAGTTGAAACATTTGCATTTACAAGTGCTAAAAAGTTTGATAAAATAGTTTTGAAAAACGCAAAACCAACGGAAGTTGTTTCAGTAACCGATAGTAATAACAACAAATATTATGAAGTTCCATTTTTAGCACAAGACACAGTGTTTGATAGTGTTGAAAATACTTCTTTAAATGACCCAAGTTTATCAACATATCAAAACGATACACCTTATTTATTAAAATTAATTAAGACTGCCAGAAGATTTACAACTTATGTTACGGAAAATGACAAAATGGAATTACGATTTGGAGCAGGTGTTAGTGATAATGCAGATGAAGATTTAATTCCAAATCCAGATAATGTAGGTTCTGCTTTAGGGTTTGGTGTATCAAGATTAGACGAAAGTTTTGACCCAAGTAATTTCTTAAAAACACAAACATTTGGATTAGCACCAAACAATACTACACTTACTGTCGAATACACTTATGGTGGTGCGATTGAGCACAATGTTCCTTCAAATGACATCACAAGATTCAATAGATTAACCTATACATTAGACAAAACTAATTTAAATCAAGCTAATGCTACAACATCAGAACAAAGTTTAAGAGTATTTAATGACTTACCGTCTTCTGGTGGTTCAAGTGGGGAAAACATTATAGAAATAAAACAAAATGCAGGAGCTTATTTTAATGCACAAAATAGGGCAGTGACAAGACAAGACTACATTACAAGATGTTATAATTTACCACAGAAGTTTGGTAATATAGCAAAGGCGTATATTGTTCAAGATGAACAATTAGAGCCAGGACAATTAGAAGTTATTGACGGAAAAATAAGACAAGTTAAAAATGATAATGTAATACCAAATCCATTAGCGTTAAACTTATATTGTTTAGGATACGATACTAATAGAAAACTTGTAGCATTAAATACAGCAGTCAAAAGAAATTTAAAAACATACCTTTCACAATATAGAATATTAACAGATGCTATCAATATTAAAGACGGATATGTTATTAATGTTGGAGTAAGGTTTGCAATCACCACTAAGCGAGGAGCGAATGCAAATGTTGTATTAAGACAAGCAATAGCAAGAGTTAGAGAATTTTTTAGAGTTGAGAAGTGGCAAATTAACCAACCAATTATATTGAGTGATTTGGCATATCAGATTTCATTAGTGGACGGAGTAGTATCGGTGGTCCCACCACAAGATAATAACCCAAACAATGATTTAATCGTTATTGAAAATAAACACTTAGTTTCAGGTGGTTATAGTGGTAATGTTTATGATTTACAAGCAGCTACAAAAAACGGAGTTATATATCCATCAATGGACCCAGCGATATTTGAAATTAAATTCCCCAATACAGACATTGAGGGTAGAGTAGTAGGAGATATGTAATGCATTATTTTGAATTTGGAAAAAGAGACGCAACAATTTATTCAGGTGGAACAACAAGTTCTATCAATACTGGTCAAGACGAAGTATTAGAAATTAACAAAGTAGTTAATGATGACGGAACAATTGCAAATGTATCAAGAGTATTGATTGATTTTGATTATAGTTATATTTCAGAATCAATACAAAACAATAGAATACCTTCTACGGCAAAATATTATTTGAATTTATTTGACGCAACATCAGAAGAAGTTGAAGCAGAACAAAACATATTTGCCTATATGGTTAGTGGTAGTGATTGGAAACAAGGTTCAGGGAAACTTGACCATAATCCAGTAACTCAAAATGGGGTAAGTTATCAATACAGAGACCACGAAAACAAAACACCTTGGGTATCCACTTCAACATTAACTGACGGTGGTTCTTGGTGGACAGGTAGTCAAGGTGGACAATATAAAGTTAGTTCATCTTATCAACTAACTTTCGACAAAAAGGATTTAAGAATTGATGTAACTGACTTAGTTAAAAATCATCTTTATTCAAGTTCTGCATTTCCAAACAGAGGTTTTTTAGTTAAGAGAGAATCGTTATACACAGGTTCAAGAGACTTTTCATTTAATCCTAATAGTGATACAACAAAAGATGAAAGTAGCACAACTCGTTTGGGTAACTTACAATACTTTTCAAGAGAAACACATACAATCTATCCACCTAAGTTGGAAGTTATGTGGGACGATAGTTCTTGGTCAACAGGAAGTTTATCACCATTAGTATCAACAGATTTAGAAAGATTAAAAGTTTATTTCCAAAATCTAAGAACAGAATATAAAGAGGGTAGCAAAGTTAAATTAAGAGTGGTTGGTAGAGAATTATATCCAACAACTACTTTTGCTGCGACACCAGCCGAGCTAACAATTAAGTATTTACCAAGTGCTTCTGCTTTCTATTCAGTTAAAGACGCAGAAACGGAAGAAACTATAATTCCGTTTGGAACAGGTTCTAAAATTAGTTGTGATTCAACAAGTAATTACTTTAATTTATGGATGAATGGATTACAAGCAGAAAGAAATTATCGTCTTTGTGTTAAAGTAGTTAGTGGTAGTGGAACAACAGATGAGCAAGAAAACTACTATGATGATGAATATGAATTTAGAGTAGTGAGGTAGTAAAATGCCATATTCACTTGAAGAAGCAAAACTTAAATCTGACTTTTATAGAAATCAACTTGATAGTGATTTAATAGAATTTGAAAATAGAATCAGAGATTTAAAAGCCAAACAACAAATATCAGGTTCAGCTGATGCCAATAAACCACTACGAGGTGAAGACGGAAAATTACTTTCTTTTCAAAGCACTACAAATGTATCATCTTCAGCAGAAACAGATTTTGAAAATGTCAGAATACCAAATGAACAACAATTTTTTACAGGCGAATTAGACAATTCGTTTACATATTATTTTCAACCAGAACAAGATGATAGCACTGATACCGGTGATACTGATGATAGTGAAACTGATGAGGGAACAGAAGATGAAGTTCAGTTTCAAGCAAACAATAGAGATTACTTGATACAAGTTGTAAATGTATATTTTGATAACAACTATACACCACTTATGTCAGTTGAGTTACTACATAGTAAAATATTGGACTTCTTTAAACTTGAAGGAACAGAAGGTGGAAAAAACGCTGATGGTTGGAAAGCGTTTAGACTTAAAAAACTTGATGTTAAAAAGTTTACAAAAAAAGGAAAAAGGAAAAAGCTTTTTGGGGGTCGTCGTAAAAGACACAACTATCGTTCTTTAAAAAAAAATATAAATGGGTTCGCCTATAATGATGTAATTAATAGACAATTATACCATACCAGACGTGGACAAGAAATATGGTTAGAACTTGGATTTCCATATGTCAGTTAACAAAACTAAGAAAGACACAAACGAGTAATGAGAGAATACGGATTTACACAGGCAGAAAGAAACACATACTTTGACCAACAAAGAGTGTATAGTAGTTTCGGTAGAGATACTTTAAATGACTTTATTGTTCTTCACGTTTATTCACCAGACTCTACATCAGCAGATAATGCTAATTTATTGGGAACAAAAATTTTATCATTAGGCGAAGTAGAGCTTGAAAATGGTGGTAACTTTATAGATGTTAATGTTGGTCAACACCTTAGAGATATGGGATTGGTTGAGGGAGAGTATAAGGTAGTTTACAAATTTTTAAGAAGATTGGCTGGTAGAGAAAGAACGATACTCGTAGACGGAAATGGACAAGTTTGGACAGGCGATTATAAAGTAAAAATTATTGATACTGTAAAAAGATACTATACCAAAATGTCAGGTGATAAAACATCAGGCACAGATAAAGTTCAAGAAGTTGAACTTTTCCCAAGAGATTTAAAATACATTTTAACAGAAACTTCTCCTGACAGAACGGAAATGAAAATTGAAATAGATGAAAAAGTTTCAAATCAAGAATACAGAACCGACTTTAAAGAAATTAATCAATTGATAGAATATAAACCACTTACTATAAATAATGCAGGAGCGATAAAATTTCATCAACAAGACCAATATCTTTTAGAATTTGATATAGATGAAAAGGATAGAGGGTTTACTCAAAATATGGTTGGAGCAGAAATAATAATTCCAAATATGTATAAAATCACAGGTAATGAAGACACAGACAATGAAGACATTGTAGATACATTTGAAGAAGAATTTGGTGGAACTTTACAACAACAACTTAACGCTGGAGCCGCAACAGATTTCTTAGATTACACAGAGGCAGAATTAATTGAAATACTACTAAATGACCCTGACCCAAATGAAAGAGCATTAGCAGACGGAGCATTACAAGAACGAGCAAACGAGCAATACTAATGGCAGACGAAAGAAAATTTATAGGAATAGAACCACAACAGATTCGAAATGTAGGTGGGACCAAAACTAAGGTTAAGGGACAAACTAAAAATTCAGTAGCTGAAACGATTGAGCAGATTTCTCAACAAGTGGTAGAACAACCAGCACCTATAATTCAAGCAACAACAAAAACCGAACAAACACAACCCAACACTCAATTAGAATCGCCACCTGAAATATTAGGTGATGTTGAGGATGTGAGAACAGAAATTGTTGATATATCACCAGATTTAAGTATACAGGTTGAATTGCCAGATACCGGTGTAGAGCAAGAATTTGCTGGAATAACCACTTCTGACTTATCAAAGTTTGTTAGGTTCGATAATCGACCAGAATTGAGAGACCGAGAATTAAAGGTAGATATTAAGAAAAGTCCATTAGACGAACAAGGTGGTGCTTTAGCACAGATAAAAGAATCAATTGAAATTAAAAAATTCAAGTCTCCAGATGAAATTATAATAGAAGAATTACGAGAGGAAGCTCTTGATGTAATTAAAATTGGAACATATTCTAAACCAATTGAAAGTCAGGTAGTAAAATATCCAGTTGAACCACTACCATTAGGTATCGCTATTCAAGATACAAGGGAAGAAAGTCAAGTAGCTACTATTGTTGGACCAAAAGGTGTAGTATTAGAAGAAATTGGTCCTGACGGAAAGTTTATTAATGACCCAACCAAAGACGCTGGATTTGACCCATTAGACCCACCAGACGGCGTAAAAGCATTGAGAGAAGAATTTAGTCAATATGTTGAAAGTGGACAAGATGAAGATTCTACATTTGATACTTCACTCGGTTTCCAATCAAGTGAGGAAACAAATAAACTATTAGAAAAGGATGGTTTAGAAAAATTAATTGCAGTCAATACAACCACCCAAGAGATTGAAACTGAAAGTGGTGTTGGTTCATCTACAACAGCAAGAGAGAAAGTAACAACAGCAGCTGAAGTAGCAGTAAAACTGAAAGCAAGAGACTATAAAGCAACCATTACAGAAGTATTAGATAGTAATCGTATTAGAGTTTCATTGTCATATAATGACGGAGTTAATTTAGTAAAACACGTTGGGGAAGATGGTATATCTAAAAAGTTTCCAAATTGGAAAGTAGTTTATAGAAAGAATAATTTAGAAAGATTTAAAACATATATGGTTAAAGATGACCAATATTGTTTAGTTACAAATGATGTATTGGGTGTTGATGGAAAATCAAGAATTGTAAAAACAAAACAACCACTTCGTGATAATGTTAGTCTACTTGATAGACTTTATTTTGTAGAAAAAAGGTTGCCGGATTACATTGACACCATTAGATTAGAACCTTTTGTTGAACAAGAAAAAGAAGGAATCTATATGAGATTACCTAAATTTGAGTCGGATTTACAATACAATCCAACGCTTGAATTTCAAGGAACTAATTACAAAAATCGTGACAACTTAGTTAGTAGTGTAACAGATGATACAAATAGAATTGAGCAAAAAATATTATCACAAAGTTTGTTAGATGTTCAACCGAATATTGATTATCAAAAAAGAACAACAGAATTTGATGAAGTAGATGATACAGGTTTTGGAAACTTTGTAAACTTCTCAAATGCAGAAAGAAGAGTTAGTAATTTTAGAGAAAAACTAAAATTAATTGAAAGTCATAGTGCAGCAAGCGCATCACTATTGACGGTAACAAGTTCTACTTCACAAATACAATTTTTAGAAAAGAAAAGACAAAGAGTAAAAAATTCTTTTGACCCGTTTGAACATTATATGTATTACGAAAGTTCATCTTATGTTAGTTCATCAGCTGGACAATTTCACGATACATCTTGGCCAAAGTCCACTACAACATCGCCATACACATTGTATTCTATAACGAGTTCACAAGCGACATCTTGGTATAGTAATATGATTAAGAGCGCTTCAACCTACGACCAGAATAATATGAATTCATTAAGAAATTCATTACCAGGACACGTTTCTAATGATGATAGTAATAATGTATTTTTAGAATTTATGGATATGACAGGACAACAATTTGATGAGGTGTGGACATATGTAAAGTCTATAACTGATATCAATAAACGAGTAGAAAATTTATCAGAGGGTATATCAAAAGATGTAGCTAGAGAATATGCAAAATCACTTGGATTAGACTTTTATTCTGGTAATAATTTACTAAATCTACCAGAGTATTTGTTAGGTAATGATTCAAGTGGGACATCAGTATATGAATCACCACAAGAACAAGTAACCGAAGAAATTTGGAAAAGAATATTAGCAAACTTACCTTTCTTTGTAAAAACAAAAGGAACAGAAAGAGCGGTTAAAGGATTATTAAGTTGTTACGGAATACCAAGTTCAATACTAAGAGTTCGTGAATATGGTGGACCAGATAAAGGAACAAGAGTAAGTTATGAAATAAAAAGAAAATTTACAAGAGCCACAGACTTTAAGGCAGGACAATACATAAAATCAAATTGGAAAACAACAGCAGGAACATCAAGATATCCTGAAACCGTAGAGTTTAGATTTAGAAGTCCACATAGTGTTGGAACATCTGGCTCAATGGCAATATTACAAAAAGGAAGTGAGTGGGGGATTTCTTTACAAGACAATGGTTCAACAGATGACTACGGACACTTAAAGTTTACCATTAGTGGTTCCAAAGGAACACAATATATTACTTCATCACTACAACCATTTTACAATGATGAAATGTGGTCAGTAATGTTAACAAGAAAAGCTGGAGCTAATAGAACGGACGGAGCAACTCTTGGTGGACAACTTCCAAGTGATACGGCAAAAAGTCAAAGTGTTTATGAATTGACAACAAAACAATATGACGCGACAAGAAATACAATATTATTTCAAGATAGTCAAAGTCTAACATCACACACCGCAAGTGCAGTAGCAGACCCAAACAATATATCTGGTAGTCAATTAAACGCAGCATTTACTTCAAGTGGTTTTGTATTCTTGGGTGGTAGTGGTAGTAGATTTGGAACACAATTTAGTGGTTCATTGATGGAGTATCGTTTATGGTCAGAACCATTGAGTTCAAGTGTATTTGATAATCACGTCAGAACACCTAAAGCATATAACGGAAATAGTTATTCATCATCATATGACAAATTATTTGTTCGTTATGAATTAAATGATAATAAAAGCTTACAAGCATTTCCTACATTATCCAATGTAGCACATATTCAAACATATGAAACAGGTTCAATTGGAGCAAGTATCAATGGATTTACAGGTAATTTTTCAAGAACATTAGTTGATAAAGAACAATTAAGGGTGCCAAATGTTGGTCCTAATCGTAGAAATGCAACCAAGATTAGAATAGAAGATACCACTATTACACAACCATTGTTGCCAGACAACAGAAAAGAAAAATCATCACAAGACTTTGCGCCAATCGACAGTAATAAAGTTGGTGTTTACTTTTCACCAGTTGATGTGGTAAATGAAGATATTGTTTATAGTATAGCAGATTTTAACTTTGATGATTACATTGGTGACCCAAGAGATGAATTTAAAGTTCAATACAAAGATTTAAGAGATTTAAGAAATGAATATTTCAAACGATATACCAATTCAAATAATTTTTGGGACTATATGAAAATATTGTCTTACTATGATTCAAGTATATTCAAACAAGTAAAGTCATTACTTCCTGCAAGAGTAGATTCTCAAACAGGTATTTTAATTGAACCAAATATATTAGAACGCTCCAAACAAATTATTGGAGACAGACCAGAAGTTGATAATCGTTATTATGAAAACGCAAACATATTTGAAGACGGAATTCAAGTAACAAGATTTATTAGTGGTTCGCCAGATAATATAGTTCAAACATTTGGTAGTTATGATACTTACAATGGTGGAGTTAATCTAAATGATTTCTCATCAGGTTCAGATGCGTTGGGTGTATTGGGAGTTCCTTCATTAGTTCATTTGAATAAATTAAATCCAAAACAAGAATTTGGAACCTTGTATGCAACAGCTAGTGTTGAGATTGGTGGTATAAATGACCACTTTACACAAGCATTACAAACTAATGTATCACACTCAAGGGTAGCAGAACATAATGAAGAAAGAAATTATTTTTACACAAGTGATGGTAATGCGTTAAGGTTAAGTGGTAGTTATCAATACTCTGCTTCAAGAGTTCAAAGTATGGCACACGATACGAGATTATTTAGAGCATTTTATCAAGGAACAACACTAACGAGAAATAACACAATTGATGGGAAAGACCCGGTTGAAGTAACGATTGTAGCACCAACTACATTAGTAACACAAGACTCAGAACAAAGTAAACTAAGAACAGAATAAAACATATGGAAAATTTACTTTTCTTATATTTATTAATGAATAAGAATAGTTATATAATTTCCACAGGAGCAAATAAAAAATGGGATTTTTAGACAACACGAGTATAACAGTAGACGCAATTTTGACAAAAAAAGGTCGTGAACTTTTGGCAAGAGGGCAGAATGAATTTAAAATCACAAAATTTGCATTAGCAGATGATGAGATTGATTATAATTTATGGGACACAACACACACTAATGGTTCAAACTACTATGGTGCGGTGATTGAAAATATGCCTATATTAGAA